TCATTCTTCCATTGATCCCAATCTTCCTCAGTGATCAATCCTTTCATGATCAACTGTTTCTTTAGAATCTCTGTAAATAGTGTCGAGAACCTTTGGCGAAGTCTGTCAATAAACTTTTGGAACTTGACTTCATCTCTAGAAATCTCTGTCGATCTTCCCAAAGAGAACTGGGCTTCTTGTTCTAGTCTATTGATAGGAACATTAAGAGAACGGTATAGTCTCTTTTGGAAATAGATAATATCGTCAATCTGACCTAGATTTTCACCACCAGGTAATGTAGAAATCTCTGTACCCCTACCACCTTCTCTGCGTGGCAACCAAAAATCTTCAAGCATTGACATGTGCTTGCGGTCATCTCTGATTTTACCTGTGTCTGCATCATATACGAGTTTATTACGGTAACGTGCCATAATATCTTTCATATATGTTTCTGCTTTACCACGTGGTAAGTTACCAACATCGATATAGAAGATGCGTCTTTCAGGTGCTCTTGCAAGTCTATAGATGACAAGAGAGTCTTCCATCATACGCAACTGGTTGATTGGTTTCAATGCTTTGTGTAGATATGATACCACACGTTTACGATCTGCATCCAATAGACCAGATGTTACATAAGATACTGCGTCATTAGAAAGCTTAACGCCTTGTGTCATCCCACCAGGTTTTTCTTGGTAGATATAGAACTCGTTTACATTCTCTACCAAACTTGCACCAGTGGCAGGGTCTTTTTTCTTCTTGACTTCTTTTACTTTTCTAATCTTTGCAGCGTCAATGTTTCGAATCTCTTGAATACCTGCTTTTAGATTATTTTCGTCTACCACCAAGTGATGATACAGTCTACCATCGATGTACCAACGTCTGAAAATATCATGACCAAATTCGTTAAAGTTAAGCATAGAAACAACGTTATCAAACTCTGTTGTGATTTGTTTCTTTAGAGACTCGCTTACACCTTCAACTTTGTCTAGGATAAGGGATACTGATGATTCACCCTCTCCAGAAATAACTGATTCGTTTACAATATCTTCGATTGCAGCATCTACCTCTGGGTGTGTAGCAACTGCACGATATTGTCTGATATTCTGTAAGTTATCTTTTGCTTGATCATCACCACCGATATTGACATATGTACCATAATGTGCACCTGCGGCTGTAACGTATCCTGCGCCATCCTGATCAGTAGGTGGAACAATAGATTGCAACTTCTCTTGAGAAGCATCCTTTTTACGTTTTATTTCAAACCCAAATAATGTAATGCCGTTTTGTTCAGCCATATTAAATCCTAGTATTAGAGTAAGAGGGACCACTACAGTCCCTCATAAGTTTTATTTATACTACCTTAAGAAGTAGTTGCCGCTTCCCAATACTGTACTTGGAACTCTACAGAGAAACGCTCAATAGTGCTTTCTGATGCATAGTTCAAGTCAATAGCTGATACTGCAGTTGGAAAACAACCTCTAAAGTTGTAAGTCTTCAATGTAGAACCGTCTTTACCAAGTTGCTCAACGACCAAATCTGCTTCGTAGTCAACAGGATTTGTTAGACCAGTATTAGCACTATGTGCATTCATACCATTCATCCAACGCTCCATTGCGTTACGAACATTGAAGTCTGTGTCGTTGATGATAGTTGGTGTCCATACATCGAATGTACGATCACCCGCCATTTTCAACTGACGACCACGGAAAGGAACAATGATTGTACCCATAGTGGAAGCAGGAAGTTGTGCTGCTTCACACAAGAAAGATGTAAGTTCTACATCTCCATTTGCATAGCCAGGGAAGTTGATAGTGGCTTTAAAGAGATTAGGTCTCGCTCCACCACCACGCAACTTGGCTTTAAAATCGTCTACGCCTAAAACTGCCATCTGTTATCTCCTTACACCGATAGTCCAGCGACTTCTTCGAAGTCAACACCTGATCTAACCGCTACAAAGTTTAGAGTGATGTAGTTGATAGAACGTGCTGGCTTGATAAAGATGTTCGCAATAAACTCGTTTCTATCTATAACCGCTGGCGTATTGTTTGTTTCATCGCATACGACTCTGAAGTCTGTGATACCTCTACGTCCTTTGATTTCTCTTAGGAATGGTTCTACGATGTTTACAAACTCTGCACGAGTAAACTCATCGTTTAGTTCAAACAATGTGTTTCTTGCAGCCAATGCGATTGCTCTTTCTACTACGTTGAATAGACGACGAACATTGATACGATCAAACGCTGATGGTCTGTTCATGTGTGTCTTGTCGCCATATAGTAGAATGCCTTGACCAGGCAAGTTAGCGATTGGGTTAATACCTGCTTTATACAATGTATCACGTTGTGCTTTTGTTGGTGTGTATGCTATTGCTGTTACACCCAAGTATGTGCCTCTACGTGAACCAGCTGGTGAGAACCATGGAGCTGAGTTAGCATCTGATGCTGCCATGATACCTGCTGTCGAACCAGATGCAGGAATAAAGATATACTTATCGTTATACTTGTCGTATACTTTCAACCAGTTATTATCTACGAATAGATATGAACTATATGTGTAATCTGCCACATCTGCTGTAGTTGCAGATACTGGGTCAGAGTTGTTTACTACTGAGTTCTTAGCAGGGGATGAAACAACAACACAATCTTTGCGAGTTGTGCCTGCTGTTGTGACCATATCATCAACGATAGTTTCTTGGTCAGAAGCGGTTGTCATACCAGGTGCAATCATAAAGTCAACTGTAATAGTGTCTTTATCATTGAACTGATCTAGGGCAGTCAAAAGATTTGCCGTTGTTCTAGTACCATCTGCGCCTGAAGCTAGTGAAAGTGATGCGTTTGAATCCAAAGCATCGTTTACACGAATATAGCTAGATTGTCTGTTGATAACATCTTTTTCATAGTTCGTTGAACCATCTGCTAGTGTTGCAGATGATGAACTAGATACAAATGAATATCTCTCAAGTACAGTACCAGCAGTACCTGTGATTACGCCATCTTCGTCAGTGACTAGAATGTGACGTTCACTACCTGTTGGTGCTCCATCAAACTGATTTGTGAATGATGCTGCTGCACTTGCCCATGTTACAGGGCCAGCAACTTCTACTTTAAGTGAGTTACCTAGTGTACCTGCATGTTTTGCAAATACATCTCCTGTCCATGTGCCTGCGTCCCAAGCATCATTGTTCTTGATAAGTGCAGCTGTTCCATCAGAACTTACTGCGTTTAATGCTCCTGAGTCTGCGACCCTAGAGACTTGAATTGCACTTGAGTATCTTAAAAAACTTGCTGCTGTATGAAAGTCTACAGCGTGTGCGTCATTGGGTGCACCGAATGTTGAGGCAAGTGTTGCTTCGTTGTCTACTAATGTAGCCTCTTCCATCGGACCCCAACGGAAACTCCCAGCGAATGCGCCAGTTGTAGACTGGACGTTTGGTACGCCACCTGTTAGGTCTACTTCCTTGACGATAATAGCTGGGGATTCGGAAGGTGCGCCTATTGCCATTTCTTGTTCCTTTTCCAGTAATCGAATTATATGTTTATCATAATACGGTTATATTCAATCACTTGTATTTATAACTTTTTATTTTTAGTATAAGCCGCCCCATTCTTCGACCCACTTTTTGGTATTCCATTCATCTCTCTGTTCTTCTTCTTGTACTTGTTCCATACCGTCATCAATAAATCCGAATGGCAGTACGTCATTTTCAATCTCTTGCATTCTTTGCTTGAACATCATATCTTTTAGATTTACGTCTGTGAGTTCTTGGAAATAGTTACCTGTTGCAAAATATCCAAACATCACTAAGTTCATCATCAAGTCATCATGGTTTCCATCAGATGCTTCATAGGATTGACCTTTGGCAACAAATGTGCTACACTCTAAGATAGTATTCTCATCAACAATGTCTAGCTTTTGTTCTTCTAATATGTCTTTGATCCCTGAGCAACCCAATCGTTTGACTTTACGATTCATTTCAATACCAAGTCTATTTGCCTTTACTGTAGACTCGATAAAGAGGTTTTCGTATTCTAACTCATGGTACAATCCGTTACATACGATACCACCTTGATCGTTTGATTCAACAACAACCCAAGCATCATTGTAAACTTTCGCATATTTATAAATAACGTTTGGGAAGAGTAATGGAGAAATATTATTATTGCGATATACAGCAACCTGTTTAAAAGGCCTTGTGCTAATATCGATCACGTTAAACGTACTGTAGTCCTGTCCTCTTCCCTTCGACACATCCACCGTCATTACATATTGATGATCTATCTCAGGCTCTCCATATATGTAAACGCTATTACCTTCCACAATCTTTTTTGGGGGCATCGCTCTAAAACTCATAAGAGTTTTTGCATTGATTAGAGTATCACCTGTGCCAAAGAATGTGTTACCAAACTCCTGATCAAACTGAAGTTGTGACGTATTGGATATCGTTGTTTTCTTCCATTCGTCATCACGACCAGGCACATCCCACCAATCAACTCTAAAAGATTTGTATTCGTTTACACCTTGGACTGCACCTTCCCAAAGTTTATGAAACTGATTACCAATACCATTCGCAGTTGATGTGATAATAACTTTGGTATCTTTACCAGATGAGATAACAGGGTATGTTGATGTATAGAACTCTGCTGCATTCTCAACAAATGCAAACTCATCGAGATATAGAAGGTTCACAGACATACCACGAATAGATGAACCTGATGTAGCTGCCGATACGATACGACTGTTATTTGAAAAGTCAATAGATTTTTTATTGAGTGACTTACATCCAGGTTGTAAAAAGAAGGGCAAGTTCTCTAGCATAAGAGTTACCCTACCAATCATTTCTTGGGCTGTCGATCCTTTGTTTGCAAGTATGGCAATAGTTTTTTCTGGATTAAATATCGCAAACCAAAGTAGATAGGCGACAGAACTAATAGACTTACCAGACTGACGACAAGCGAGTACAATGCTAAATCTATTGTCCTTGAAGTGATTAAACATTTTCTCCTGATATGGATATAGTTCAAAGCTTACCAAACCTTTGTCAAGATGAATAATCTTACAATAGTTCACTGCAAAGTATGAAGGGGATTTCAAACACTTCGCATACTCAGATATTTCATGTTGTGTAAAGTTGTGAGTAACCCCATCACGTTTAACGTTAGGGTTTCCCATATAGGTGTCATTCATCAGACTTATAATCGCTTATGTCTACTACATTATCTTCTGGTTCACTGTCTTGTGCTAAAAGCATTCTCTGTAAATCGCTTGTCGATCCTACAAAGAGATTGTTATTAGTTGTTTGAGGTATTTCTTTTGGTGCTTCCTCTTTATGATAATCTTTTTTCTTTTTGTGTAAGTCTAAAAGATTACCGTTCACATCTGCTACGTTCTTCATCATACCTGAGAGAACTTCGAATGCACGTGGATGCTCAGTAGCTCTTGCCACTTCCATCATTTCTTCGAGTGCTTCAGAACCTTTTACGAGTAAGTCGTAATATGTTTTTCTTGCGAACTCAAAATCATTGTCTACGTTATCATCATTATCTTTTGTCATTGTTATGCACTATCGAAGGGATATTCTAAATCCAAGGTTTCACTAAATCCAAAATCGCTATCAGCAGATGCATTCGCTGGGTCCGTTGTGACTGTCAATCTACTAATCTGTAGATCAGAGTCTAAAAGCCCTGCATCTTGATTATATATGTTATTAATAGATGTTCTAATAATACCTGTCTCGCTTACAGCACCATAGAAGTTTACTCTCATATCAAACGATAGAGTGTATATAATAGTTCTTCTACTTTCTAGTGCGTTCTCATAATCATCTGAAAAATCTACGCCTGTGAGTGTGATAGGCACATCCTCTTTGACGTTAGGGTAATCTGCAAATGGTTTGATTGTCAAACTGTATTGTGGATTGAACGTGGGTAATATTTGCTCAACAATCTGTAGGGCATCGTCTTGGTTCTTTGCATATACGCTCAGTTGAAACCCAATAGTATATGGCACAAAGCTATAGAACTTATTTCTTAGATTTGCAGATGAACCTGCTTGTGTAAAGTTGTTAGTCTTTTGCAGTTGTCTTTGAGCATCATATGTTATTGAAATGATTTCAAATGACATACGAGGTAGCTTAATCGCAACCTTTGTATCGGTATCAAGATCAGCGTTCTGTCTGATACGATCAAGAAACTTTCTCTTAGGACCATAAGATAACGGAACTTTTACTTGACTTATGACCTGATCATTGCTATCTTTACGTAACACATAAAGGTTATTGAACAGTGCACCAAAGACAGCTACACTCTTTCTAATCCTTTGATGATAAAAATGTGTTCCAAACATAGTTAACCTTTATAAATCGTTTGAAGGTGAGTTTCAAACTCTTCTACCTTTTCTAGTCTATTGGGCCAGAGGATATATTCTTTTTCAGGGTTCTTTTTTAAGTTATTTAGAAGTGGTATAATAGCATTATACAACTTGTCAAGTTTGTCTTGTGTAGTAGAAGCTTTTTCCTCAACATCTTTAGCAGTTGCACCAAGAGCCTGTACAGCTTCTAGTTCAGATTCATCTACTGCTGTAAATCCAAAATCAAATATATCACTCATTACTTCATCAACCTCTTTACCATATTCAAAGCTTTCTTACCATCAGGGTGGTTTGGGTTGATACTAACCTCATCACCGTTTACAAAATCTGAAATGTTTGCAGATTTGCCCAGTGCAGTAATAGCTTTATGTAGCGGGTCTTTAGGATCATACTTACGTTCAAACCCAGGCTTACCTCTTAGTTCTACCCACTTAGAGTCTCCTTTATTCCACATCTTAAGTACATCCTGATCCTTACCACGGATTAGTTTTAACTTGACACCCTCAGACAAATATGTTATAAAACTTTTCATTAGTTATCCTCAGGGTCTCCAAATGGATTTGACTCACTAAAATCTAAGAAATCATCACTGATTGTACTGAAGTCATCGTTTTGTTCATTTTGACTAATCTGATTATCTTCTGTAACACTATTAACAAGCGCATTTGCTTTCGTACCGCCCAAGTCAAGATCAGTCGTACCAACAACAACTCTGCCAGATACAAACTCATGATAGTCTCCATCATCTGCACCGATATGAATAAGCTTGAGAACATTATCTGAGTCACTCCAAGCAGATACTTCACCTGACATAATGACACCAGTAGATAGTGTTTGGTTTACGGTTTCACCTATTGTAAACCCACCGCCTGCGCTATCCAATGTAAGTAGGTATTCATATGCGTAATCACGTTCAATATTATCAATAGCGTCAATATTCGTGTCAAAGTCTTCATCGTTATACTCAAATAGTTCGCAACGTAGTTTATATGTTGCAAGATTACTCAGTTGATAGAATGGTTGCTCATGCTCCACAGCCATGATTTGGAACATAGAGTTTGACAATGGCAGATATACCAAGTCACCTTCACGTGGTCTTGTGCTATTAATATCGTTATCATAGCGATTGATTGTTTGCGTCCATCTACGTCTTGCTACGACAAACGTAGCCTGATCTCTGATTTCCACACCAAACTTTGTGAACAGATCACCCTCACCATCAAACCCTTCAGTATTTTCGATGTACATTTCGATTTTATATGATGAGTTAAATCTGGAAGGTACATCATCTCCAAAAACTTTATCTTCATTCACAATATCTCTTGGCAGATAATATAC